TCCTTGGTCTGGTTGTTTGGGTGTCGTTCTATCAACCAAGCTAACCGGACCAGCCGGGGAGCATTTCAAACGGAGGAGGAAACGATGAGCGAGAACAACGAAAATGGTTTGCCACCCGAGGCAGCGTCAAGGTCGAGCGATGGGTTAGGCGCTGTGCAGGACGATCTTTATTTTGCCCTGCGAGAACGTGATCTTTGGATGAAGCAATGCCTTGATGCAGAAGCCAAGGTGAGTGCTTATGAAGATGTATTTACCAACTGTATGCCGGTGAACAAAGAGTTCAAAAGCAACTATTCGCCATCCATGATCCGTCTACGTTGGCAGCTCGACCAGCCAACAGAACTAGATAGAGCGGTCAGGGGCGCACCCCCCAAACGCGAACCGAAACCTAAAAGGAGAGATAACGATGGAACAAGCACAACCGTTTGAAGGAGCCGCTTGCGGCACGTCCGACTTGACCGCCAGGTTAGGTTTCCCGCCGGTGTTGGATGCCTGCTGCGGTGGCCGACAATTCTGGTTTGATAAGGAAAATCCGAACGTGCTTTTCGCCGACTGTCGCGTGATGCCGCCAAAGGTTGTTGGCAGCGGAAAGGATGCCCGGATCAGGAAATGCCTTCCCGACCGAGTCCATGACTTCCGAGACATGGAATATCCAGACGAGACTTTCCAGATGGTGGTGTTTGACCCGCCGCATTTGTTCCTTGGGGAAAACAGCTTCATGGCGCAATCCTACGGGAGACTCGACAAAGAGACATGGCGCGACGATTTGAGCCGTGGATTCTCTGAGTGCTTCCGAGTTTTGAAGGCTGGTGGTGTGTTGATTTTCAAATGGAACGAATGCGACGTGCCGCTCAAGGAAATCGTGAAATGCGCTCCATACATGCCGCTTTTCGGGCATCCGTCTGGGAAAGCGCAAAAGACGCATTGGTGTGCGTTCATGAAACCTAACTTTGAATTGGGCGAACCTTCATAATTCGTTATGAGTACGCCTAAATCGGGTTTTCAGCACGTAAATATTGAAAATACCGTAGAGCTACGAAACCGATTATCAAGGTTCCGACAATCGCTTATTTCAGGTGATCGCCGAATAGACAGCAAGATATCCAAGTGACGCCCCGGCTGCATCGAATACCTGGATTTTTTTGACACAGCCGCTGGGGGTAGTTCCTGCCGCAGAATTGCCAACACCGATGCCCCCAGTCGTTAGCAACTTGTCTTTTAGGTATAGTTGCCCAGTCCCAGTAAGATTTGCGGATAAACTATCAAATTCTATTACTCGTAAAACATCCTCTGCGCCTGCTCCCCCTGGCACCAATACGAGAGCTGGACTATGCGAATCCATGTTGCTGATAGTAATGGATGATCTTGAGTATGTCCGTCTTTCGTCTTTATAAAAGGTATAAACATTCTCTCCTGGGATTTGTAACCGGGTGAATCGAACACTGTTCCCAGGCCAATTCGCACTGTTCACTACACTTGGAACCACGGTGGCGGTGCTATTACCCGTGATAATTGGGTCCGTTATCCTGATAGTAGTAGAGGGAGCTCCATAGGCTGAGCTAGTGATAACGGATGCAAAGGTCACGCCCCCGACCGTTATATGTACCAGCGCTCCAGGATAGCAGTATAATGTTTGATTCCCAGAGACTGTTGCGCTATAATTATTTACCCTAGTGGCTACTCCCAAGTCAACGCCCATTCCGCCTCCTGCGGTTTGCATGGCGCTGATATATCCAAATTCAATTATATTATTTTTTGACCGTGAATGAAAATCGATATATGGCTGCGCATAATCTACCGCTTGTGTCCCAGCTTTATAGATTTCCCCTCGCGCTTGCCGCACTGAGCAAAAAATGGAGTCCCAGTTTATCATTTTGGCGCCGCCCTCAAAACACGGGCAATAATAATGGATGTTGTTTACAATATTTGCGCCTTCAGACTCATGATTAATGTGTGTCAAAGACGCGAGATTTGTGGTCCCCGTATGAGCGAACCTGCCACCAAAAAAGTGCATTTCGTTTGTGTAGCCCGTTGACGTTGGGCGCATATAGATGCCAGTGGCATTATTATATACCCGCTGAAGGTAAAAGCTGTTATATGCCACAGCCGTTGCTGCTGGGCAGAAATCTAGCCCAACATTGAACCCGTTCACGTTCAACAATAGATTGGCTTCAACCAGTCCCTTAAAACTGATACCGATAGCATTAGTCCAGGTGGACCATAATCCACCACTAGTGGTAGATAAATTGCCTGTGACGCGAAAGCATACGATAGCATCAGTCCCAAGTTGTACAACTGGAGTAGTGGTATTTGCGGCTGGGATTAGAGACCCATGGCATATGATATTAAGGTCGGAATTTGTGATGATCCATCCTTGCACTTTATAGGTCCCAGCTGGGATCAGAAGACTCCCAGGCGTGGTAATGGAATCACTTGCTGCCTGGAAATATACGGTACTATCAGCTACGCCTGTAGGATCAGCGCCAAAATCAAGGACACTGATGCATTCCTTGTTCTTGTCGTGCTGCGTCCTGGCAACCGCGCCCGTGAAAGGCTGTTCGACTGCGATCTTGGCGTCTCCATTGTCGATGTCAGAAGCATCGGCAAGATCGGATCGGAGAGCATCAGTGTAGAGCGCCGAGATGGCCACGCTACTCTGGATGTTGTCAATCGGCCACCCGGTCTGCACCACCGAGGCCGAATTTTCCAGACGCATCTTGTATGGTGCTGCACCAAGATAGATGATCGCTTCCCCGTTCGCGTCCAGAACTACAGGATGGGCATTCGGGGTGGTCAATGCGGCGTCAGAGTAGGTTGCAAGAGGCGTGGAAGTCCCTGCGGCGAAGGCGTAGAGCTTGCCGCCTACCAGCGGGGCCAATGTGCCCGTCTGGGTGAACGCCTTGAATACGGGAAAACTGAAGGGCATAGCGCTCATTTTTGCTCCTGGGTTGGTTCTTCGCCTGCTTTGGTCCCGACAATCTTTGGGAGTTGATTCATAAGAGTTTTCATTAGCAAAGAATTAGGCTTAGTCTTTGCCATCCCGAGAAGCCATTCTTTCCCGGCCTTGGTTCCTGATAGCTTCGTGTACAGTTTTGCAGCCGTCATGCCGCCAGCACCGATAACAAGCGGGATAACGCTTTTAGTAGCTATGGCAGCACCTACGGCTGTCAACGGGGCCGTCATACTCTTCGCCTGTTCTGCAAACTTCCCTGTTGTCACTTGCTCTAGGTATTGCCCGCTCCGCTGCATATCCCGAAGCGCATTCTTGAACCCTTCGATCTGCTTAGCCTCTTGTGGGTTGAAAAATTCTTTGATGAAGTTTTCGTGCTTGTCTAGGACGTTTGCGGCCTTGTTCGGGCTGAATATCTTGGAATCTTCTCCAGCGTCCAATGCCCTGCGCATGATCTCAGCCCTCACAGCCTTAGCCCCGCGCTCATCAAGTGCTTCCCTGGCATATTTAGCCATTTCCGGGTTATCCCTAGCGAAGAGCTTGTCTGGGATGGTCCCCTCGAAACCTTCCGGCGCTACGAATGTTTGCGCCGCCTTTTTGGTTGATTCTGGGCCTGCGGCTTGGTTGGGGTCGAATCTTCGGACCTTCGACCCGTAGGATTTATTTGTTGACCTGTAGATATCAGAAGCGAAGCCGGTAGGGTCTGCGAGTGCTATCGTGGCATGCATGTCCTCGCCGACTCCTCTGCTAATGTCTCTGGCATATCGGCCTAGAGCCTTCTGTCCTGGGTCGGGACTTGTCGAGCTATGTGCGGCATCGTATTGGAGCCTGTCTTGAATGGCCTCCATATCAGCGAAGTTTCGTCCAGTTTCACCCTTGGAGAAGTTATCTCTTGCCAAGGATAGGGCCTTCACTTCGGGGCTGTTCTTACCGCTGATCCCAATTTCCTTAGTGATGGCGTCATCAAAAGCCTTGAGCGTTGACGTTCTGACAGGTGGAGTATCGCCCACAACATCCCGGACGAATCCGTAAGGCTCTTTGAACTCAGCCTTAGCGCTTGCCAGTTTGCCGCTTGCCGACTCTGCAATCTCAGGTCCAGCCCCGGCGATGCCTAATCCTGGCTTTTCTTGATCCGCCATTGACTTCAATTTCTCGTAAAGCGCCTTATTCCCCTTTTCGAGTTGCGCCCTTCTGCCAGAAAATGGAATGTATTCAGCCTTGTTTTCCAAAGCATTCAGCCCTGGATTCTGCAAGGCTTCACCAAGGCTAGGCTCTGCGCCTTGGGGATAGGAAGGGCTTTGGGTTGATGTCCTTATGGCTTCGACCCGTTCTATGGCGGCTTCCCGCGCTGCCTTATTGCCAAAGATACGTGCTAATAGATTGTTCTTAGCCAGGAACTTCGCAGCAGGCACGGCGCCCCTTTCGATACCGAGTTGAGCCGCTGGAGCCATAAACACGCTCGCAACGACCTGTTTCGCCTTCGCCTTGAGGTAGGAATAGGGATCATTCGGATCAACAGTCACAGGCTGAGTTAGGGCCGTTCCTGCGCCTACTGCGGCAATCTTCCCGAGTTGCTTAACACCTTGCCCTGAGAGCAACTTTACCCCTGAAAGAGTGGGACCGCCTGGAAACAAGGTCGGAAGCGATTCTCCAACAAATTCAGATGCATTCAGAATGCCTTTGGCTAGTCCTGTAGCCTTTTTGTTCCCGAGTTGGGTATGGGATCGCTCGTATTCAAGGTCTACGAACTTCTTGTTCGCATCGACCATCTGAACATCGGCATCAGATAGAACGCCCGCGAGTTTCCACCCACGCCTTACAATCTGGTCAAAACCCATCCCTACGTTGGCGGCTCCCTTGATAGCAGAGAACAGAGGCCCAGAAGTCTCCTTGGATACGGTCGTTCCTGGATCAGTGGTGATCCTGGAAAACATGCCATCCGAGTAGAATTTGGACTTCTTCAGAACGGCGGGATCATACCCAAGGGCCTTGATGATGTCATCGTCGGAGGACTTGGAATCCCAAAGCTTGGGCTTGGCCTGCTCTTTGGGCGCATCCATCGTGAACCCAGCCGGTGGAGGAGGGATATCGGTGTCCAGTTTGAACCCAGGAGGAGGAGGAGGAGTGTTTGCCATCACTTCACCGGAACCCATGCGGAGCCGTTCCACATGACCCTATTCCCATTTGAGTCTGTAGCGGTCATGGTGGTCTGAGTTTGGGTTGATGGAGCAGATTGCGATGGCTGAGATTTCTTCCCCTTCGCCCAAGACTTGATTTTATTGAGCGTCTCTTCTGACTCAGGGGTTAGAACTGACATCCCCGGGTCTATACCTCCAAAGGCCTTCCTGAATTGGCTGGTATTAGCCTTCACCTTGCCCTCTAGTAGGTTAATCAACCCAATAGCGTTCCGCATACGGGATGCCATCGGAAGCGCTGGGTCCATCTTCTCTCTCCAAGCTTTGCGCCCGCCCTCTGATCCCAGTCCGGTGTAAACCCTCTCTAGCTCATCTCCAACCGCGTTGATTACCGTTTCCGCCTCATCAAGCGCTGGATACCCTCCCGGAGCATTCTTTTTGATCCAGTTCATAGCGTGGTTAGCTCCAACCATCCCGGAGTCTGATACCTCCTGGTAAAGGTCAGTAAGCCTGCCCAAGTGGGCGATTGCCGTGTTGATAGCGTTATTTGACTTACCAATAGGCCCGTTGCTAAGGTTGCTCCACGCCTTGGCCCTTTCGTTATGAGTAGCCTCATTAAACGATGGGTCTTCAATTCTTGCCAGATGGACTGCCTTATTGTTGACAGGGTCGGACAATTCGCGGCCCTTCGGGAAAGGCATCTGCCCGGTTAGCAGTTTGTTCTTTGTCGCTTCTACTGCGGCATCAAACCCAGACTCTCCAGGCTTCATGCCACCAAGATTGATATACGCTCCACCTGGATTGATGTTGGTAGCCTTTTTGATGGCCAAATCCCGAAGTTTGACGGATTCCGGCCCTTCTCCATACACGCCTTGCCTCCAATCGGCCATGATCTTCCCCACATCCGATCCAGGCTTCGTGATCTCTTTTGCCTGTTCGATCCACTGTTTGGTGGTCAAGGAGCTATTGATGTGCTCATCAAGCCTCAACGCGCCCTGCCCAGTCAACAATGCCTGCTTTTCGGCCTGCATCTGCTGGACCATCTTGGCCTTCGTTGACCCCAATTTTGGTGGATCGCCAGGATCAGGCTGGAGTCTGGCAGATAGATCGTCAAGGGCTTGCGCCCATAGTTGAGGCTGGGCCTCGCCTGGAGCCGCCTTTACCGCTCTAGCAGCGTTCCCTACTAGTTCTGTCGCGTAGTCAATCGCTTCCTGTTCCTTCTGACTCATTTCTAGATAGGTTTTCTGGAACATCACCCCACGCTGCGCCTTGTTTTCGCTTGCCGTGAGGATCTTGTCATGGAGATCGAGAGCCTGCGGAGTCCCCACTTTCCGCAGTTCGGTAAGGGCTCGCTCCTCATCCCCGCCGAACTGCTTCATCACATCCCGTAATTGCTGCTCATTTTGGGCCTGCCGGTTCAATCCCTGGACCTGCATATCCTGGATCTTCCCTTGATTCGCAAGGTTTCGGAGCTGCTGCCCTTGGGTAGCAATCTCCATCGGCCCCATGATCGGGGTAACACCGCGCCCTAGATTCTGGAAGATGCTTGCATCGAATACCATTTCTCCCCCTATTAAGGTGTTGGATGCCCACCGTTTGTGGAACCACGTAGGTAATTATACATGCCCTGCTTCTGCATCTCCTGCAGCTGCTGGTACTGCATCCAATTGTTGACCCCGTTGTTAAACCCGCTCGCGATAGCATTGGCCCCGGCGATGTTGCCTGACGCGATAGCTTGCGCCCCGCCAATGCCATACTGGCCAGCCGCATTCGCATAATTCTGCCCGGCTTGGCCAGTGGCCTGGGTTGACGTCTGCCCGAGGCCAGCGAGGCCAGCCAATCGGTTATACGTGGTGTCCTGGTTCGACTTCCAGCGGTTATAGGCATTCCCGTATTCCTGGCTTGCCATGTCTTGATTGTAGCCAGCTAGCGCCTTGAGTGTCCCACCGCTCATCAGGTTGCCTTTGGCTGCTGCGCTGCGCTCAAGCGCCTTGTTTGCTTGGTCAAATCGAAATTGTGTTCCCGGATCGGTGTTCTGGCTATAGTTGAATTGCTGGTTTAACTGGCCGTAGTCTTTTGTTCTCGTGTCTCCGCTGAGGCCCAGCAGGACTGAGAGTCTATCGACGCTCCTCCCGCCTGCAACGCGCCACGGCTCCTGGTCTTCCCGTGTCTGCCAATACATCTGGGATTGCAGACCAGTTGCATTGTTCGCAGCGTTGGCCACTCCTTGCGCGGACTTCCTAGCCTGATTGGCAGAGTAAATGGCAACTGCCCCGCCGATAACAGCCGCAGCCACAAAGCTCATACACCCTCCCCGATCAATTCCATCTCCAGTTTGGCGATATTGCGCTCACTTGTCATGTGAACTGTCGTAAATACAGAATCTTCCCATGCGTACACAATGCGCTTATCGCCCGCCTGTCCGATGAACCCTTCCCCAGCTTCGAGCGTTTGAACACCTTTCTCAGTGAATATGCTCACCTTCCCCTTGGTGATCATGCAGATATGGCCGTATTTATGTGTCTCCCCGACGATTAGAACATCTGCCGGGTTGAATGCTTGGCGAACATAGACCCCATCTCCGAAGGTATGCTGCACTGGGCATTCTGCTTGCGGCTGAGTCTTCAAAAATGCCTCCAGCGAGGCACGCTTCTCAGCAAAGGTATCGCCCGGAAGAGTGGCGAAGATGGATTCTCCCACCGCCGCTGGCGGGACCATGGTGAATTGAGTGTTGAAAAACATCGACTCTCCTACGGTAACATTCCCAGAGCCTTCAGCTTTGTTTCCAGTTCGTCAAGCCGCGTCTTTGTGTTCTGGACGCAAGCAATCATCGTGTCCCGGTGAGCCGCTGTATCGTATGCGCCAGCCGTAGCGCCCGTGCCCCCTGCCGGGGCCGTTGTGGCCGTGGCGGTCAGGGCCGTTGGCCTAACAATGGGGGTTGCGCCCCAAACGCCTATCTTTTGCGTTGCGCCCGTCCCAATCTTGGTCCCAGTTGTGGCCCCAAACGCGAAGTCCACCCCATCATTCATCGTGACGGGCCTGTAAACAGTTATCGCGCCTCCCGCAACTCTATTTATCACAATCGGGGTATCTATAAACGCTCCTGCATCCGTATATGCCCGTATATGCAAAGCAGAACCAGCATCAGATCCGGACTCAGCATCGCCACTAGCGCCTACCCCCCATCTAATCAGTCCGCCGCTTTTGAAATACACCAATCGATAATTTCCTGCGGCAGAGTTTATACCCACTGACGTTGTTCCAGTGCCCGTATTAGATCCAAAATTGTTTGCTACATTTGTTAACGATGTTATGCCTGTAAATGTCTTTGCGCCTGCAAATGTTTGGGTTGAAGTATCTGCATATCCAGATACTGACGCCGACGCGGGTTGAGTCGCTATTGTATGCTGTGCTAACGTAAGGTGGTAGTATTCTGCTGTTGCACCACCCTGGAGTCCTGATAGACCGCTATGGTCTGTTACCCCGGCTGATGAAAATTGCGTTGCCAGTGCTGAATCTATCTTTGTCGCTGTTGTTGCGCTTTTGAGAACGATGATTCGACCGACCAGGATACATTGGGAAGTGATCTCCGGTGGGAGGTTGCCCGGAGGCTGGGCCGCGAGGGCTTCATCCAGCTTGTAATCACCGGTTCCCAGAACTGTAACAATCCTCTTTTGAATCGAACTAACCAGCCGATACACAAAATTCACCGCGTATCTATTCGCAGTGAGTGTCTGCAATGTGGTTCCATCATCGTATTGAGTATTGTCGTAAGTCGTAATGGCTGTTGCCGTCCACACTCCCGCAACATGGTAATACAACACAGCAGAGTCAATAGATGAGTCCACTGCGGCGCACACTTGCTTCGATGCGCCGTACCATACTGTTCCTGAAGACACTAGAATCTTTCTAGTTGCGGCCTCAGATAAACCTAACCCTGGTGGTTGCAGCCGGAACCGCTGGGTTTTCACAATGGATTGGTGAATTTTGTTTGGGAGCGCCAAGCCGAGATGGTCCCAATCGAGATACTGAACGGACGTCCCGTTCCGGAATACCGTGTAAATAGGCGCTACCGTAGTCTCGTTGATGAGATTCACGTTTGTTATGACCTGGACACATGGTGAACCGCTGTTGTAATCAGCCACCACGTAGTTATTGACCTGGTCAGTGAGCGCGAAAGTCCCGCCAAGGATCGCGTAGGTTCTTATTTTGCCCTCTCCATCGGCGTTTGAAAAAAGATTGTATGCGCCGCTGCCGATCGTTACGGACCCAGTGCCGAGATCCGTCAATGTCGGTTCCACTACGCAGCCAACACCGAGGTTGATTAAATTTGTGTAAACCAGCGTCCATAGACCAGCGCCGTTGCTCACCACTTTCACGGAGAAGTACGGAAACCCCAACCTCGCAAAGACAAGATTCTCGATCCTGTCTGTCCCATCGGCGAGAACAGTTACATAATTTGTGCCGCTACAATCCCCGCTCCAATCCATCCCTGATATCGCCTGGCCTTTTTGTGTGGCCGGCGGGAGGCGGACTGTCCTTGGGGCCGTAATCGCCGTAATCGCTATCAGAACATTGGTGCCAGTGGTGATTGTGTAGTTCGAATCGTTTACTTCGATGACCACATCTGGATTTTGCTTCCCCCCGTCCAGTTCATTCAACGCGGCTTGTACGGTGAGCGCGGAAATGCCGCCAGAAGGTGTATTGGTGATGGAAGACGCTGGATGGACACCAGCGGCATCCCTGCCGGGCATGTCGTTGTGCTGCTGTGAGGGATGCTGGTGATCTTCTCTGGCATAGAATACGCCGGCACCAACCGCGCCCAGCACGGTAGTCACAAGTGGTAGTGCATTGCTGGGTTGAGCGTTAGAGATATTCTGAAACACCGTCTGGGAGAACCATTGCGCCCATGGCGCGGTAAACCAGCCCCTGCTATCCAAGGGCTGCCCGATGATAGGGGCCGGTAACGGTGTTCTGGATGGCGTGGCAGACATCAGTTCACCCCTGGCCGCAGGTTGATGCTTGCGCCTAGCAAGACAAGCTGTGTTGGCTCGCTATACCGCACCCGGACAACACGATACCGGCTGAACCCCATGCGCCTCCAGATAGCCCTAGCCAGGTATTGCCCGATCTTCCCGAGAGTAGTCCATCGCTCCGGCGTCCAGGTGTACCCGGCGTCATTCGACCATTGCATCATGATCTGGGGGTCAACGCCTTGGGTTGTCCCGTCAAGGCCGACTCCTACCCTGGCTTCAATCTGCATGTAATCCCAGAAGATGCGCTTGCCATCATCGCCCAGATGAGGACTCGTGCGTTCACGAATGATCACGTCTCCGTCATCGGTGAACTTGTCAAAGTCCAGGGCGTAGATTCGTCCATCCTCATAGTCGCCTACTACGTGAGTGTCGTAGACGAAGGCGTGACAATCGCCACGGTACCGAAGTTCTGCCCCGGCCTTGAAATTGATCCGCTCGTGCCAGAGCCCAGTAGCCAGGTCATAGAACCAGGACGTATTCTGGCCAGGCACGGTGATCGCATAGAATTGATGGCCGTCCTGCTGATACGTCCACGCCCTGGCATTGGACAGATCGCCGGACGATTGTAGCGCTAACTCAATGGCGTGAGTTGAGATCCGGGTAGGTTGGTAGCCTTCCGCTCGCCACACCGTCCCAGCGCCATTGGCCCCGCCTCCAACCCAGATGATTGAGTTCCCGATCTTCTGGATTGAGAAAGACGAATCACAGCCGAACTCAATGAACGCGCCGGGAATCCGCTGGAAAGGATTCACCGGATCGCCCACGTTGATGAAAACTTCCATGGAATCCGTCCCAGGACACCACACCTGCCTGTTGGATACCACCAATCCGACAAGGTTATCAGGAGATCCTTCTACAGTCTGATAGTCGAGTGGGTCAACAGAGGAAATATCATTCAACGCGGAGAACCCGAAGCTTCCCGTGCCTTTGATGTTGAAAAGGACGTAGGAGTCTAGGAAGTCGATGCGATCCGCAGCGGGGAACCCAGGGACTACAAAGAATGGAATCTTCTGCGTTGAATCGTAGACATAGCCGAGTGCACCGTCAACTATCCCAAGCTGATAGAGGTTAGATGTCATGTCCACCGGGCCGGTGCTGGTCTGCAGGGTTCCCTTTTCGGTCGCAACCCATGAAGAATCCACGGAATAGAGTTTGTTCCCGCTCACCACGGCGAGGTTTCCGGAGATTGCCACCCGCAGCAAGCCGCGAATGGGACCAGTGCCCACGGTAGCCAGCCGCCGCAGGCCAGGGGTGGACATTAGAGAGCCAATCTCGCCATTCGGAGCGGTTTTAGCCTCGTTGATCTCAGGGAATAGCCCTACGCATCGCTGGCAGTCCACACTTAGGGACCGCGTGGTATAGGCCGCTCCGATGAAACCGGGGAATCTCACTATTACACGTCCTATGGAGCTACGAAGCCATAACTTCTGTAAAAAATATCGCCCCTGCGGTCATGCGTGAGTGCGCTATCACACACCAAGCGCCCGGCCTGGTAGTTCCTGGCCCGGAGCTGGCTCTTGCTCAGTGAGGCAATCCCCTGGACAGATGGAGAGCACTCAATCCCGTATTCCGGGCTGATCTCGACTGCGAGGTTGTACCGAGCCGCTCGTTCGTAGCCGTTCGGCATTGCGAAGTCTTCGCTTATGCTAGCAAATGCCCCAAAAGGACCAGGGGTGTAGAGCACAACCGAGCAAGCCGCATCGGGAATAGGCCAGAAGTTGAGTGTGTTGAACGGGAAGTCACCCTGCGGATAACAGGCCGTGGGGAAGGTGCTCGAAACGGCCTTGACTGGGATCTCCTGCCAGTCCTGATCCTGAAGAATCTGAATCGGCAGTTCAACATTGGGAGTTGACGTGGTGATCAAGACGCTCATATTTTCGATCCACGTAGGACGCGCCATATTCAGTGCTCCACCCGCGCCAAGCGTGTAGGTTTGCACCCCGATGACGAGGGGCAGAACCGTCCTGTTGATCGTCCAGACGCTCAATCCGTCAATTGTCCAGGTCTGGAGCATCCCGTTTAGCGCAGACAGCGCATTCGAGTAGTCTTCAGCCGTGAACGTCTTGTCATCCCCCGCCATGAGCCGGAATGAACCTGAGATCAAGTCCCGCACTGTTCCCATTAGCTCACCTTCGGGGCCGCCCTGGTTTGTTCTTGCCGGTTTCGACTACCTGGGTGAAGACCTCAGCCGCTGGTTCAAATCCAGGTGGCACGTAAGGCGCTGGTTCAAATCCAGGTGGCACGTAAGGTGGCGGCTGAAGATCATACCCCAGAGTGAACAACCTAGCGCCATCTTCCGCGTTACGTGCAATGACTGGATCTAGTGTCTGATGATGCAGCCAACGGGGATAATCGATACGTTCCATTTGTCACCTTTAGTAGAGGGGCGGAGTATTCGCTCCGCCCCTCCATCATACGACTTTAAGCATCTTCGAGGTTCTGCAAAGTAACGCTGATGGTCGAAGATCCTTCAGCGAAGGCCGTCACGCCCGAACCAGTAACAGAGATGGCAGATCCAGCCGCGCCATAATTCAGCCCGTTAGGAGCCAAATCAGTAGCGGTAGCGGTCGTAACCTTGCCGATAGGCGTCTGATTGGCCGTAGTCATAGCCAGAGCAGTGCCGGGAACTGACACGCCGTCTATTTTAACAGTCAGGGTTGCGGCCCTGGCTGCGGTAGTGGCGGCAACGTTTGGCGTGGATCGGATGTCGATGACCTTGAAAGCGTGAGGGATGGTGTAAGAGGTTATGAAATCCGCAGCCGCAAGACTCGCAAGTGGAGTATAGAAATTCAGCGTGTAAATGCCTGCCTGGGCATTCCGCTTAGTGGAAGTGTAAGGGGTGCTAGCCATGTGATGTTCTCCTTAACCCTGGTTGCGGACGACGAACTGTGGACGATAGAGACACCAGCCGAACAAGACATCCAGACGGTAGAGATGCTGATCGGTCATGCCGTTCCAGAATCGGCTCACTCGGACGCTCATGTTGAGATCCTTGAGCTTCACGCGATGGCAGACATCGGGGCCACCGGGGATCAATTCGAGATCAGCCGATGCCATCACGAACGCCTGGGGATGACCCACGAAAGACACGGGGGAAACCTTGGCCGTGGCAGCGGTAGGAGTGATCCGAGCACTGGTGACGGGCAGAGCGTTGATGTTCTGCGTGGGACCGGTGAGCTGCATTGGGGGATCGAAAGACACCGTGGCAGCGCCGCCGCCGTCCGCAGTCATCAGAGCCGTGACTACAAATTGCTTGAGGAAGTTGGTCTGGCGCTTGGTGATCGGATTCACGGCGTAAACATTCGCAACGGTGAAGGTATCGCCGATGTTCATGGTATCCGCAGCAGTCCAGGCCGCCGTCACGATGGTAGTGGCACCATCAGCGGGAGCGACGACCGTGGGAGTGCCGGTGTAGGTGCCATAGGTGTGCGTGGGAGCCTGGGAGTCCATAGAATGTGCGAAGCCTGCCGCGTATCCGATGGTTCCCTTGCGATACTGCTCAGAGATGTCAGCAGATGGATTGAAGGTACCGGACATGCCGGTAATGATGCCTGCCTGCATATCGGGGTGCATGACGTTGTAGAGATCGCCAGGAGGCACGGCGAGCTGGGCCAGCTTGGAACCAGCGGCAAGAACGGTAGAGAAGTTGGTCGGAGCGGTACCGGGAACGCCCGTGGTATTGGCAACCTTCTTGTATAGCGCCATACCCGCATAGTCGATCTCGGAGGCCACAATCGAAGCCATCGCGTCCAGGCGCTGCTTCTTGAGATCGTCGATGTTCAGGGCCAATTCCTGGCTCGTGAGCATGAAGTCAGAGCCGCCCTGAGTGAGCGTGACCGGCACGTAAGTGTCGTTCATCGCGCTAGGCTGGGCGTTCTGACCGGAGCGGTAAGTGGCAAAGCCAGGGACGCGAAGATTGGCCGTGTCACCGTGCTTTGCACCGATGTTGCGGAAACTGTCATCGAATCCGTGGTAAGAGGTCTTGGCAAAAGCGATGCGATTTTCCAGGACTTCAGCAACAGCCCCGGTGATCATCGCTACATTGTTGTAACTATTTGTAGGCATACTTCACCTTTCCAGTTTAAGTTTGGGTCAATACACCTCGAATCGGGTGGACTTCGTCACCACTGGCCCATGGCCCATCGGGACAACCGGCTTGATTGGAGGAGGTGCCTGAGAGGGTTGCGCCCTTACATCAGGCTTCGCAAGTTTGCTCTTGATCTCGCCCAGCGCCACGGCAGCGGCCAGCGGTGATAGAGTCTTGATCCTTGCGTTTTCTGCGGGGTGTTTACCGAGCCAGTACAAAACGTCTGCACCAGACTCCATTTCGATGATCGCCTGTGCCATCGCCGGAGTAGGCGACAAAACCTGGAGATCAGCAATATCATTATAGTCATCATATCTGCTTTTGGCAAGGGCCTCTTGAGTATCCCATGCGTTTTTAGTGGCATTGACCTTGGCTTTCTCGTGTTCCTGCTTCAGTTCCTGGCGGACGCCCCATCGCGTCACGGCTACCAGATATTGCTCGTAGGTTTCAAAAGAGTCTTGAGAAGGCGGGGCGTCCTGGTCCTCAACATGGGTCGGAGCGGTTTCGGCCTGCGGGTGAAGCGCTTCGAGCTTGCCACGAAGGTAAGCGGCTTCAGCCCGTGCATCCTCAGCGGCCTTGCGTTCCTTTTCGAGTTTGCGCTGAAATCCGCCTTTGCGCTTCTTGTGGTCCTCCGGTGTTTCATCGGGAAGGGCTTCTACCTCAGCCTCTTCAACCTCGGGCTCCGGTTCGGGGATCGCTTCCGGGGCAGCCTCTGGCTCTGCGACAGGCTCCATAATGGGTTCCGCCTGCTCGTACTCGGTGAATCTGGGTTCGTTCATCTTGTTCTCCTACCAGCGTATTCCGCCAGTTTGGTTAGGAAGCCAAAAGCAGCAGCACTGCCAAGGCGTCATTATTGTTTCTTCGCGCTTGTGTCTCTAATTCCGCGATCAGTAATCGCTCGATGTTCTGCTTTACCGGACCTCCATTGGCAGCCAGTTTCGCCAGACTGATAACGCCAACAGGTTTCCTTGCACCTTTGTATCGCTTCGGCTGCGTTTTCTGCCTGACGGGGAGAATGTGTCTCCCTGTGGAGTTGGGGAACTCCTTGAATCCTTCCCACACCTTCGCGTCTGCTGGATATTCGATGAACCTTGGCGGAACTGGATTGGGGTGTTTCTTCTTCCTGAGTACCTGCACAAACATCCCCCCTCCGAACTGGTTTTTAGTGTCCGGAGGGGTGATAGCTTGCAGGATTGCCAGGAGAAGGCTCATTTATTCCCAGCCGTAGACCGGGGTGATGTTGTGGACGATTACCCCACTTGTGCCGACTGTTCCAATTCGGCGCTTGCAAAGTTGGATGAACTCGCCAGGGTTGACAAAAATGGGTGCATCCCCGAAGTCTACAAAGTCGGTAATCTGGTTTACAACCGTCGATACAGCCTGGTTGAGTGTCACGGGCTGGGTGAACGGCAACATGACGCGGCGTGGTGCCTTGGTTGTGGCGGCCTCTGTAGTGGCCAGCGATACTGAAGTATGACCAAACGCGAGGAACCATTCGTCCACCCATGGGCCGCCTGCTATGACCGTCTGGACGTGTGAGGACAGGTAGATACCTCGGAGCACTAGCCTACGGCCTGGAGTAGCTACCGCCCCTGCTGGAACCTGATAGCTCATGACGATTGCGTCTGTATTGACTGCTAGGGTGCAAGTCTCCCAAAACCTCCCACCAAGCCCCGAACCTAGCGCCGCCGTTGTGGTAGTAGGAACCGCTGGCGTAGGATTGGCTACGTTGCCCGTCGTGATAGTTCCGATAAGGTTGATGCTACCCATCGTTCCACCCGAGAGCCCCTGATAGCTGCCCATCGTCCTAGCGCCATTCGTGCTAGGCGTGGTGATGATCGCGGGACCGCCGAGAGACACGCTGTAATAGGCCAGATTACACTTCAGGACCGCCCCAGCCGCACCACCCGCGATAGCATGGCGGAACGAATACGGAAGAGATGCGGACGCGCAAATCTGGCCTAACCCCTGTGGAACAGGGATAACCCCATACAAAACACTATCAATCCAGAACTCTGCCCCGCGCTGAGTAATGACGATGATGAATTGGTATTTCTTGTTTAGGGTGTAGGTCCACGGGGTAGCGTCAGTGCTGGAAATCGGGAAAATGCCCGTGGAAGTCTCGGAGGTGTTGAAATTGACGATACCCTGCATACCCGCGCTTGTGAGCCTGAAACTAACACCGTCCGTTGGATTGAATGGATTCGCCGCATTAGGCAGGAACAGCCCAAAGTCGATCTGCGTATTGGTTGTCGGAGACGCATCAAACGAGATGGCAGACTCGCAATAGAGCGAGGAACTGCCGTAGACCGGGAAGAATGCCCTCGTCGTGAACAGGACGCCCGTGGTAGTGGTTGTGATGCCGGAGGCGTTGGAACTCAGGCCACCAATCGCCCATGCCATAGTCATCGTCGTATTGTTGTAGAGATGTTTACCTGTATTCTGCGCTGTATAGCTGATGATCTCATTGTCTAGCATGAGATCCGAGCCGGTTCTCAGACGGTAGTCTCCATCCACTTCTGGGGACAGAGAATCCGGGTTCCCGGTGATAGTCCCGGCGTCATTCTCGTAAAATACATCAATCGCCCCGCCTTTCACGTCAACCGGCAGCCCATTGGCTGCTACGAGTGCGGTTCCTGCGATAGATACAAGATTATTGTCGAGTGCCATGTTAGCTCCTAAGCTATCGCCGGGTTATACCAAACCCAATTGAGGTTGAACTTGCCCTGCATCTTCTCTGTTGAATTGCAATAGATAGTAAAACCTACTCCGGCATTCGCCGCAGAGCATACGGGGTGCATGAGTGTGGACGCGTAGGCATGATCGTTTACCGTGTGGTCTACGGTAGCAACGCCCACAACCCAAGCCTCACAGAGCGCGTCTGCGGCTATATCGTCCTGGCCTGTGACCGGGACAGATACCTCGTTTAGACCTGGGAATGCTCCGAAGTCCACAATTGCCGAACCTACCACAGAGCTAACCATTGACAGACTCCACTCCGATTGGCCTACCCATCTTATCCGTGATCAACCTCTTAGGCGCTGATAGCTTGTCGAGTGCTTGCGCGATTGCGCCTAGTGCTTGGCTCTGATTTTCCAACGCTTGAACCATCGCCGCATCGTGCAGCTCCTGGGGCGTTGGGGGTGGGGGCTCGGGCTCGATGTATTCCTCGGGCTCCAAGGGCTCTTCAGTCAATGGCTCTTCCATGGGCATCTCTTCCATGGGCTGTTCCGTTGGGGCTTCCATGGGCTCCTGCTGTTCCATCTCGGGATCGCTTGGGCCTCCGGAGCCGAAACCATAGGCGTCAATACTCGCCTGGGCCTGCTGAAGCTCGTGGGCCAGGAGCGTATGGGCCGCTTGTCCTTCCATGGTGGCAATAACCTTGATTAGCTCGGTTTTCTGCTGGATCAAGGCGACATCGCGCTTTACATCAAGCTCAAGAGTCTTCTGATCGATCGAATCGTGAGCCTTGTTCAAGGCTTCGGTCATCTGGTCGATCGTCTGCTCGTATTGCTGGAGCTTCTGCTGGATCTCAGGCGGTAGTTCTCCCTGCCCGGGCTTCTTGTCCTGGAATTGGGGAGGCAGGGACTTCTTGAGCCGCTCCTGGATCTGTCGGGCAATGGGAGTATCCATTTGGGATACCATGAGATCCCCGCCGATCTCCGCGAATCCGGGGATGACCTTGGAAAGCTCGATCATCACGGCCAGGTTCTCAGCCCTCTTGCTTGCGTAGGACGGTCCAGCCGTGACAACGACATCGTACCGGCCTTGGGTTAGGTCATACGCCTTCTCTTGCCCATCGGCCTGCGCCCCGTTGACCCCTATCATCTCCTGGGAGTCATCTTCCTTGATGATTCTCAGAATCCGGGCATTATCGTAGACCTTCGGAATTGCGTTGTTGATGATCCGGCCAATATGCCTCAGAGATCTGTTGAAATTGTCCTGATAGTGGAAGTTTCCCGTCTGCCCCTGCGCTGCAAGGTTCCGAATGGCTACCCCGGACTGAGAACCTTCCCGATTGCCTAGATTGGCGTCATACATGCCAACAGCGGCCTTCATATCATTCTCACAGCCCTCCATCGCCTGGGTAATCGCTCCGATATCAGCCTGGGCAAACTGCCTCTGCGGGGCAGGGATAGGATTCCCGCGATCATCCGTATGGTTGTATGGCAGGTAATCCTGGTTCTTTCGGTTAGCTGCCGCCCATTCCTTCTCGAAACCGGCCTTGGCAGCGAAAGGCCCGATATAAGGCGCTTTGGGGGTGAGTGCGATGGCCTCAGCCTGGGCAGTCTTCATGAAATTGAAGAGCATGGCGGGGTCTTTGGCACCCCGAATCAGGCCCGAATGAGTCAGTTTCCCGTCGATCAACAGCGTTTCACCATAGAACGGCACAACAGGGATATGATCCTCCACCCAGTCGCCCCGTTCCAGGATCTCAATGCCATTGGTTTTGTATATCTTGACTTCCAGGCGGTAGGAATCTCTGGTCTGGCCGGTGTTCGGGTCTGTGATCTTCGTCACAACACGGTTGCGTTCGTAGTAATCCGCCACCCTGACAGAATCCTTGGAGATCCAGTCTGGAGCGGTATTGCCAACAGTATCCCAATCCTTGGCACTGCAATTCCCTACCTTCGAGTCCGGGTAGGCTTCCTGATACGCCTCTAGGGTTAGATCCTCTTCCACGAATGCCCAGTTGGAATCTGATCCGTCTGGCATAACGCTGGCGGGATCAATGTGGGCCATGAACTGATTGGGGATCATCCCAATCTTCAGCACCTGGTCAAATGATTCGGGGTTCTCATATTCAGCGTAGACACGGGCAAACCCGAATCCTGCCATTGCCTGGCCCTCGAATGCCGTATCGTAGGCGATATCTGCCGTTGAATCGTATTCGATATGCCGAATTAGCCCTTGTCGAATCTGGGCCGTCTCGATATCGTCCCCGTCTCCCACGGGCTGGACACGGATTGACTGCCTGTTCTGCCTGAAATCATTGATGAGCTGATGCCGGAATGCTCCGATCCGGTCCACTGTCAGGCAGGGCCGCCCTTCTGCCTCACGCTCACGGCGAATGGACTCGGGCCATTGCCGCTTGGGATCGCAGAAGATCAAGTCAGCAAGGCAGTCCTCACGCCAGGATTCCGCATCTTCAGCCTGCTTGCGGCGATCCCTGATCCGCTGGAGGAGCACTTGATCCGGGTTTTCATTTTTTTTCGCCATTCCAAGCCCCTTTTGCAACTACATCCTACCACTCTTGGTTGCATACCCAGCCCCCACACCGATCAGGAACCCCTGGAATCGCCCCATCCATTTCCCCGCCTTGGCGACGTGCTTCTGCGCGTCCAGGGCAATCTCCAGGGCGCGTTCCCGCTGAAAGCCCAGGTCCAGCGCCTTCTTCTGGCTGTTGATGACGCCCTGCATCTCGAAGACCAGATGCTCCTGTGCCCCGATCTCCAGCTTGAGCGCCTGGATTTCCTGGTCCTGCCCTGCGATCAAATCAGCCATTGCAGCCTTCTCTGGATCGTGGCCAGGAACATCAGGTACCCCCAGGGAATCCGCAGTCCCAGGGACCACGGGATTCCCTGGAACAGCAGGTAATGATGCGAGTGTCTTCTGGACGGCAGCCAGTCGTGCCTTGAGCTTCGCCACGTTCTGGTCTGCTGCCCCGGCTGCTTCCGCTGCAATCGTGACTTCGCGTGAGGCTTCGGCCTGGCGCTTTTCCGCTGCCCCGGCTGCTTCCATCGCCGCATCCCGTTCCCCTTTCAGTATTGATGCCGTTGTTTGTGCTGCGTCGTATCGCCGCTGGTGGTAATCGTTGAGCAGGAAGAAGCCCACTCCGCATGCCAGGATTCCCGCCAGAATCCACGAGAGAACCTGCGCTGGGCGGATCATGGCTTGTCCTCCGGGTCTTTCGGCTTCATGAAAACGCTCTTCGCCAGCCAGGACAGGTACCCGCCCACAGCCAAAAACGCCGCGAGCAGATTGGTGCCCACGTCCCAGGACTCATGGTGGGCACGGAAAGAAATGGCCTCAGTCAAGGCGATGGCCAACAGTGCTAACACCACTGCGCTCTGCCAGCCGATCAGCCGTCGTGAACTCTCCGCTGTGCCTCCCGACAGAAACCGCGTCAGTCGCTCGATCAAGATGTGCCTCCCTTGGCCTCCAAATAGCTGATCAGTGCAGCTTTCACCACTGATGATTTAGTGACTCCAGCCTGTTGCACATAGTCGTCCAGCCGCGCCAGCAGGGAGATAGGCATGGACGCATACAGCTTTTCGCTCCCAATCTTGAATTCTCCTGGAATGCAGGGGTCTGTTGTGCGTCTAGGCATTGGGCGGCTCCAATACGTGTGCCGGCTCTGGCCTCATCCCTGCTGCCAGCCAGTCCCCAACGTCAAATGTTGGACACAGCTTGATCCATTCGCTCGGCTCTATCTGGCCATCACCATCCAAGTCGGGGCTCAGATCACGATGCCCCGTGACGCCCATTCCTGGAAAGTGCAGCGACAGGTCTACCACAAGCGTCTTGAGGCTGTCCCACTGCGCGTCCGTGAACTTTCCTGGATTCAGTTTGTCGGGACCACCAAGACCTCCAACGAGAGCAATCCCCAGGCTATTTGCATTGTGGTCCTTCGCGTGCGCTCCGACCAGTTGCTCGGGACGCCCCTTCATTATGGACCCGTCTACATTGATGACGTAATGGTACCCGATGTCCGAGAAGCCGCGCTGCATATGCTCTTTCCGGATCTGGCTGATCGACATCGGCCTACCGTTGGGGGATGCCGTGCAATGGATGACGATGAGATTGATCTTTCGCATGTTCACTCCGGTCGATATTTTTCAATGATCGTGATTGCCTCGACGAGCACGCTGATGGCCTCTTCCGCGTCTGCTGTTGCTACCGCTGTGTGCAGCAGTGCCATGTATTTCGCGCGGTCACTCAGGTTCATGGCATCCACCGGATTCACTTTCCACCTCCGAGATCCATTGGTGCAATCTGATGTGTGCGTACTCGTTCATGGATCAATGCCAGCTTGTCGTCTGCGCGGTCCACGATCTTCTCGGCTTCGACTCTTGCGAATTGTGCTTCGCTTC